CCCCTCCCCTATGTCCGCCACGTCAGTGGTGAACATCGTTGATTTAAAGTCGGTATAGGTCATTTGCGGTTGTCCCTCCTGATGTCGTATTTACTGGAACGTGTGAGGGGGTCGATGGGCTGGGTGTCGATGACGAAGATACGGTCATCGTTCGGGCTCACAGTGTAGTCGCTACGAGTTATCCCGAGCCATTCCAGGTCCTCGTCAGTGAACCGGGAGGGGTCGACTATCGCCTCTGCGTACATCTCGTGAAACCTCTTGGTGAGGTACTTCCCCCCGTTCGCCGTGCTCAGGACCATCCAGACCCCCGTGATAGTGAAAGAAAAATGTTTGAGGAAAGGGGTTTAGTATTGCACCCGGATGGCGGCGTTGGCCACTAGGGTCTGGCAGTCCATTCTCATGCTCACAGCCATGCCCCGCAGGTCGTGAATGGGGTCGTCGTAGTTCTCGATGGTGAGCGGTCGAGAAATGCCGATAGCGCCCGCCCTGGCCGCATCTAGTACGAGGATACCCTCATCGTCGGCGGTGTCGTAGGACCAGGTGTAAGTGCCTCCGCCGTAAGCAACGGCGCAGGTGTGCCACTTCATCGCCAGCGTCCCATCGGGGACGGTGCCGGAGCTTCCGAGGATGCCTGGATGCCCGGACTGGGGGGCCATGTCCCACATCATGACCGCCTCGGCCTCAGGACACATCACCACGTCGGTGGGGTTGAACCCATACCCACGCAGGAGGGCCTTGGCGCTGATGATGGCCTTAAGTCCCTGATTGGTTCCACCGGTGTCGTGCGCGGCACCGGAATTGAGAAGCATCTCATTGAGACATACGACCTCAACGGCGTTCTGGATGGCTATTCCAGCGAACTTGAGTTCACTGGCCATCACGTCGATCATGCCGTCCTCGATCATCTCATTGGTAATTTTCGGAGAGACCGCGTACTTCTTGGTAGAGAATGCCACGCTGGAATAGTTCTGGGTCCGGTTGGGGAACTCAGCACCCTCAGCGACCTGGGCCGCGTAGAGGCCGTCCTCGCCAACTGGATAGTTGTAGGCGTTGCCCTTGATCTTGAACTGCGGCAGGACGTTGAACCAGCACTTTGCCAGGTCCGCGCCCTGCACCACGGTGTTGGCCACCTCGGTCTGGATCAGCCCAGATTCAATGGCCTCGGTCAACAGCAGCTCTCTCTTGATGGTCTTTAGCTCTCCATCCTGGTTGAAGCTCATCTCGCGCGGCAGGGAGGCGACGAGTTCGCGCTTCCTCTGGTTGTCCGGCTCGTAAGCCAACTCCAGCATCTTCTTCAGTTCGTTGGTCATTTCTTCACACCTCCCTCACGCATGATACGTGTAACAGCCAGGAGTTATCAGGACGCGGCCTGACGAACTCGCGGCGATGTCGTCTATTGCAAATCCTAGAACGAGTTGCGGGGTGGTCGCGGTCCCGACCGCTGCCACCATGCCCAGCCCTGCGGCGTCGTCGCTGACCAAAAGGTCGCCAGCGTCGATGCCTGTGGATGTCGAGCAGTTGTTGACGTACACCACGCAGCCCGCCGTGGCGATGGTGGCCTTGGTGCCCGCACCGGCGGCCATGAGCGCGACGCCGATGGGGACGCCCCCTGTGCCTACGCCGGGGTCGATGGCCCCGCTCACTCCGCTGGCGTTGATGCACGCCACCTGGCCCGCCTTTATGGCGGTGGTCGCTGTCAACTGTATGATGTTGTCCCCGGACCACAGCGCCGTTTCGATGGGGACGAATGTAGTTATGTCAGCCATGTTTCATCCCTCCTCATCCGTGCGCGGTGATGTGGCCCAGCGTGATGAGCACGCGACCGGTCCCGCCTCCGGCGATGTCATCGAGGGCGATCCCGATGATCTTCTGCTGTGTGGATACGGTTCCCACGGCCAAACTGGCCGATACGGTCCCGCCCACGGTGTTGTCGTTCGTTATCAGGGCGTCGCCCGCATCGGTCCCGGTGGTGTCGTCGGCGTTGGCCACGTAGGCGATGCCTCCGACGGTCAGAATATCGACCTTGGAACCGGCGGCGGCGTCGTACAATGCGACCCCCACCGGCGAGGCTCCGGCCTCCTTGACAGCGGCGTTTACCGCCAGGTCCACCCCGGTGGCGTCTATCTCCACGACCATCCCCGCCTTCAGTGCGGTGGTGGCGGTCATGGTGATGGTGTTGTACTTGCCGCCCGCGAATACGTTGCGAATTGTTGGAAATGCGCTAATGTCTCCCATGTTATCACCCGTGCGCGGTCAGCGAGCCTAGGGTGATGAGACACCTGGCGGTCCCGCTCGCGGCCATTCCTTCCAGAAGCATTCCCACGACCAACTGGGGCGTGGCATTGTCCCCCACGGCCAGCTCGCTGGACACGGTCCCGCCGACGGTGTTGTCGTTGGTGACGACGTAGGTTCCGGCGTCCATCGTGGCGGTGTCGTCGGCATTGGCGACGTAGCACACGCAGCCATAGGTGGCGATGGCCGCCGAGCCGCCTGCCGCCACGTCATATAGGCTTACACCCACGGGGCGCGAGCCGGGCTCGGCCACTGCCGCATTGACCGCGCCCGATACCCCGGTGGCGTCGATCTCCACGACCATGCCCGCCTTCACGGCGTTGGTGGCGGTGAGGGTGATTATGTTGTCTCCCGAGAACAGGACGTTCCTGATCGTCGGGAATGCGCTAATATCTCCCATTCATCTCACCTCACTCGCACTCGATGTAACCCTTGCCGATGCGTGGCTTCCTCACTGCGGGGGCGTCCTCCAGCTCCTTCTCCTTGGTCTCGACCTTGGACTTGGGCTGAGGGTCCATCTCCAAAGCCTTCAATCTCTCGGTGACTGCCGCCAGCTCGGCCTTGGTGGCCTCCAGCGCAGCGCCCATCTCCTTGTCCGGTCCAGGCGCGGGGATGGCAGAGAGTCTCTTATCGACCTCGGCCAATACTCCAGCCTGGAAGTCGGCAAGGGCCTTGTCCAGCTCTGCCTTCTCCATTTCTTTCGTCTCCTTTTCCTTCTCCAAATTCTCAGAAGTGTCAGATTCGTTAGCTCGGGGGAGTGAGCACACGCGGCACGCTCCCTGATCGACCTGGGCCAGTCCGCCGAAGAATATGCTCTCGGTCTCCTCGCGCTTCAACTCACGATTGTATGATGTCCTGCCGCCGTGCTCCACGCTGACGGCGAGAGGCTTGCCCTGCTTCGCCCTGGCCAGCGCTCGCGTGGCCCCGTCCTTGGATACCTGGCTCAAACAGTCGTAGAACACCGAGCCCATGACCGCGCCCCGTTCGAGCTCGGGGCCGTTGTCGACGGTGGGGTCCCAGCGCATGTCCTTGACCTCACCAAGATAGTCGGTGACGGTGTTGCGAGGGAACCCTCCACTGTGCCTGGCCCAGTACCCGGTGGCGACCCAGTTGGTCGCATCCTTGGCCAGCGCCTTGGGGGTGTAGTATAAGGGAGTGCGTACCGCTGAATCGGTCCACTCCCCCGGAGCCAGCAGTTTTACGTTCTTGACAAGCAGCCCGCCGTCCTCCTCGACGTAATCGTTGACGGCCAGCGGGAGCAGGATGTTCAACATCCTCATGTTCTCGCTCATTTATAGGTCCTCCAGCGGGGTGATGACCGGCAGCATGACGCACCGGCAATTTGGGTGAGAATCAGTTGGGAGGTTGGGGGCGTCGTCAGCGTCGTACTGCTTCCCATCCATCGAGCGGCAGTAGTCGCACGTCCTCCCGTCCTCCCCGGCGTAGGACCATTCTACCTTGCTGACGCCCTGCTGCTTATAGCGAGCCTTCGCGCCGGCATTGAACCCGCTCATGCTCTCGGTCCGGGCGATGGTCCTAGCCCTGCTCTTGCTGACATCGACACGTTCAGAGATGGCCCGCGCGATAGCGTCCGACCCATCACCGCGCATTATGCCATCGGTGATGGTCTGCATGATGGTCTTGCTCATCTCGTCCGTGAGCCCTTGGAACGTGGCGCTGGCCTTGAGCTTCAAAGCCTCGATGACGCGCTTGTCCGTGGGCATCCTCAATGAGGCGCTGGCCTTGATGCCCATGAGCTGATCCGCGCGGACCATGCCCGCGAGGTAGGCGTCCACGGCGTTGTCCGTCACCAGGGCGTTGCCGGGGGTGAGGATGCGGTTCGTCAGGATGCTATTGAGCTGGGCTAGGAGCAGCACGCTGTTGAGGTCCAGGCCCTCCATCTCCCTGCCCTTCGCTACCTTATCCACCAATGCCTCAAGCTCAGGGCGGGCGTCCTCGAACAGCGATACCAGGCGCTTCTCAAAACGCTTGATGCGCCCCCGCATCAGGGACGGGTCGCGCCTGAAGGACTTGGAACGGCGCTTCATGCTGGCACGTCCTCCTCGTCCTTCGGTTCCTCGCTCTCATCCTGCTCCGGCTTGGCGTTGGGATCGACGAACGGCTTTAGCTGTTCAGGAGTGGCGGCTATGGACTCGTCCAGCTCCTCCTCCATGTCCGCCTGGTACTCCTCCTCGTCGAAGTTGAGGCGCTTCCTGGCCATCTTCGCGCTGATGATAAGCTCGGGGTCCGCCGCGTTGCTCATCAGCTTCATGATGAGGTCCGCGACCTTGCTCTCGTCCTCGGGGTCCACGTCGTTGAAAATGAGCTTGACCACGCCCGGGGTGCGCGTTATGCGGTCGTTGAGCTGGAGATTTATGCACCGCGCGACCTTGCGCTGGAACGCCCCTATCTTGTCGTTCCAAGCCTTCCTGCGCACGTTGGCGGTGGCCTCGGTGCTTCCCCTGCCCAATCCGAGTATCTCCTCAGGCACACCGAGAGCGGTGCATAGGCGGTCGGTGGTCCACTGGAAGTATTCGTTGGCCGGTAGAGCGCCATCATCTATGGCGGACAGCTCGACATCATGGACGGTGGCGACCACGCGCTTCTTGCCGTCCACCAGCTTGCCCAGCTCGTCGGTTACTTCCTCGATGGCCTCTCGCGGCACGTCCTCGCCGGGCTGGCCCATCCTCGCGTGTATTCGGCGGAAGCCGTTGAACTCGATGGCGACCCCGGTCGCCTCCGCGATCCGGGCGTCCCGCATGATGTCGTCGTATGCTCTCTGGAGCAGGCTCAGGCCATAGACGGACCCGGCCACGGGGAGGAGGGACAGATGTATCACTTCCTCCGGGGCCAGATAGACCGTCTTGACCTCGTAGGCGGTGCGCTCGACGACCTGCCTGTAGCCGGTGATGATGCCCCGGTCGTCGTGCTCGATGTCGAAGTCCTTGGCCGCTCGCGGGAATATCCCGGTTATCTCCTGGGCGCTCCCGCCCCTCCCCATCGTTATCTCAGCGATGCCGTCCCCGATCTTGAGCGATTCAACGATGAGCTGCCACAGGACGCTCTCAAGGTCCACGCGGTCATAGACCTCCTGGACGCGGGCGACATCGCCCTCCGGGCCGTCCAGATGCCATCCGGGGCTGAGGATGCACAATGGATAAGCATCTACAGCCTCGGCCACTGGCCCGCCCTGGTTGTAGAACACTTCCAGCTTCTCTAAAAGCTCGATGTCGCGGTCGCGCTTCGCAAAATAATCCTTCTTGTCGCCGGTGCTCTTGGCGTACGTCTTTGGCTTCGGCTCCGGCGTCGGTCTAGCTAATGCTCTATCCCAGGCTGAACCCAGGCTGTGCACAAGTTCATTGCTTGTACTTGGTATTTATAACAGATGTTAAATTGGCGCTGGGGGAGCGGGAATCAGCGCGATGCTACGATGCGGAAGCGAGATGTGTCGCTCACCGCCTCCCCTAATCCCATGACCTCCGTGAGCGCCCATACCAGGGCGTCCATGCGGTCTGGTGATTTCTCCCCCGGCACCCATTCGCACATCTGGTCCTCTAGCTGGGGGAACGTC